TCTCTCTTTTCCCATCTGGACTGGGGGTCTACTACGAATCACCAAGTCACTGAACTCCATCCGGGGTTCGTTTAGTGGGATTTCCTTCTTGCAGCAATCGCAGCGTTCAATTTGCACGAGGCACGTTGTATTCCTTTTCGCTATTTCCTGTCAATTAAAAATCCCCGCACCCTTTCGGAAGCGAGGAAGTTTGGTGTTAGTTGAGACTTTTTGTTAAAACAGCCAACAACTCGAATTAGCTAACGGGATTGTATTCCTTTTTGGTTGGGTGCGTCAACCACAAAACACTTGACCATTCGTGCAACTAGGGTAAAGTCCCACTTGTTCAAACCTTAAGAGGGAGCGAACATGATGAAAGATAATTTAGATTCCAGCATACAAAAGCCGAAAGGCTCACTGACGCTCGTCGTGTTCTCCCTCTTAATGCTGGCATCGTCCCCGTCGAATTAAAAACTCGGCGGGGTTTTTATTTGCCATGAACCGTAACCCGGTGTCTACGCACATATCAGAACCGAAACCTGAGCGGCCCAACTGCGGGAGGTGCTGCTGTGAACGGGAGCGTTGCCGAAAGCTGTCCCTTCCGTTGAAAAGGAAAACGTCTGCTCTCAACAAAAGGGCAGAGGTTTTCTTTTTCTTTCTGCTTTCTTACGCGCTCCCGATAGGGGGTTGGGGGTTCTTTGTTCTTTGTGTTTGTTTTAAATTCATCTAATCCGAATTGCTTATGACCAAACTAAGTTACTCTGACAAATTAAAAGACATTCGTTGGCAGAAGAAAAGGCTCCAGCTTTTAGAGGCAGCTAACTGGAAATGCACGAACCTGAAATGTTCAACGCCAGAACTTCAACTGCACGTTCACCATCGCTTATATCGCAAGAACGCAGACCCTTGGGACTACGAAGATTGGTGCTACGCTGTACTGTGTGAAAACTGCCACGCGGTTGAGCAATACTTGTTAGATGAAGCAAAGGAAGTGCTCGCAATGTTTCCGCATCTTACAGCGGGTTTGTCTTGCATCCGAGGTCATGGCAAGGAACACGAGTTGGAAAAGGCTCGAATCGTGAACGTTGCGATTTGGGAAGCCTTAGAAAAATATAACAACGAGCGGGTTAAAAACACTAAACCAAAATGACCACCACCAACTACACCACTTCCGCCTTTGCCGTTCATCCCTTAGAGGAACACTTGTTCCAAGGCGAACCCAACCAGTACGAATGCTCAAAGTGTCATCGGCCACGAGCCATGCACCTGCACGATGGGTTTGTACCTGTGCCACGAAAGGAGAACTTGACACCGTTCTACCGGAGGCATCCGAGGTGGACACCGAATATCAGGAATGAGAAAGACCGTACAACACCACCACTCAACGTATAACACAAAAGGAAACTGTATGACTGACATTGAATTGAGAGAACTGGATGCTTGGATAGGGGTGAATGTGTTTGGCAAGAAAGCAATTCACGCTCACAGCGCAAAACCTACAGAAGGCACAGAGGATGACTACTTCGTAATCGAGTGGATTAATGCTTCATGCTCACTGCCCCACTACACCACCGACCCCGCCGCCGCGATGCAAGTGCTGGAGAAGTGCTTTGGCCGAATGGGTGGAACACTTATCGGCATTGCTCGTCTCGGTTCCAATTATTGTGTTTGCGTTCCGGCTTACGCACAGGATTTTGGTGATGTTACCAGCGCACCAACCCTACCCCTCGCCATCTGCCTTTTTGCAAAACAACTGTTCAGCAAGTAACACACTTAACCAACTTATTGAGAGATGAGAACCATCATAGCCGGTAGTCGTCATATTTGGGATTACGCCATGCTTGAGGCTGCGATTGAGGAAATCAGGTTCAGCATCACAAGTGTTGTGTGTGGAATGGCTCCGGGTGCTGATTGTGTTGGTTGGGCATGGGCACACGTTAACAACATCCCGATTGATGAACGCCCCGCCAACTGGAAACGATACGGTAAAAGCGCTGGACCAATCAGGAATTACGAAATGGCTGAGAGAGCCGATGCTTTGATTTTGTTGTGGGATGGAATAAGTCCCGGTAGCAGAAACATGCTAAACGTAGCAAACTTTCGGAACCTTCAAACGCTGGTGATGATGGAGCACGAATGGAAAATGCTTACGACTCCTGCAAGACAATCTCCGGGTCAGGTAAAGGAGCATCCGTAAACGGTATCCCCTGCTCATGCTCTGATTCAATCTCCCGTATCACACTGGCCAAGTCCTCTACCGCTGCGTTGCAACCATCGGGAAGTTCATCGGCTAGGGCGTTCATCCGTTCACAGCATTCCGTGGGTGTGTTCCCCACCGCTCGCAACCAGCCCAAGTGACCACTGACCGCACCACTCGGAGGAAACCACAGCTGACCGTTGTTCTCGCAGCATTGCTGTGCAAACAACGCCTCCTTTACTTCCTCTTTAAGCACCACCGTTCCCCAGTTGTCCGATGTGTCCTCAAGTTCCATCGCGCACTCGGAACTGAACTTGAAGCCGTAATCGACTTCCACCATTTCCCCGCGTGCTCCGTGGTAGATGATTTCGGCCACGTTCTTGGCTTTGCAGAATGACGGAGTGGAGGGCAGTCCACCCCGGCAGGTGGCGTCGATAAAGTAGTTCTCCGAGGCAGTGACGCGGTTCTCCATGCTCCATTGATTTCGGTAGCCAACTTCCCGCAAGTACGGACTCAACGCCTCCATGACCATTGTCAGTTCCTTGGGCATGTCCTCGCGAGCTGTCACCGTGGACATATACGCCTTGTTCTTTCGCTCGATACCATGGAGCATAAACGCAGGCCATTGACCATCGACACAGTAGGTATCGGCTCCAATCTCCAAATCGGTTTCAATCTTTGGAAAGCAAATAAACCTCAACGCCTCTTTGATGCCTTGAAACTTCACCGCCCATTCATCGAGCTTCTGGGCGTCCTCCTGCCAGCTACGCCAGTGAGTCGTCTCCCATGACCCTCGCCACTTCGAGAGCTTTATCCAGATGTCTTTCTTGTCCTTGAGAAACGCCTTGAGATTCGACAGCCCTTGAATCTCAGTGTGTGCCGGAACGTCCAGCCCTAATTCAGCCAGTTTGCGAAGGAAGAAATGACGGTCTTGTTCCAAGTCCATCCCCCGTTGACTGCCCCACACCGCTATTCCTTGTTCCCGCAAATCATTCTGCAATCCCGCCCACCGAATATCCGGAAACACCCAGGTATCAATCTGGGCCTTGAACTGCCACAGGTCATCTGTACAAAGCAAGTCCTGCATCCCGTCTCCGATAATCGCCTCGTTAATCGCATCCTTGCGGTCAATGGGCGTGGCGTAATAAACCCTCGCCCCGCTCTCAGCTAGGCGACGTGCCAAACCAACGAACAGGCCGAAGTGGTCAAACACCCCGAACACCTTGCTAGACATGCCTTCATTCATCGTCAGAGTAGTTCTGGGGCGGTTTTTGTTCGTCAGGTAGCCCGTCGTCCTCGTCGTAATCAAAAGCCCCTTCTGGACAGTTCTGTAATACGGTAATCACGGCAAATGCGACTTAACCCGTTTTGTTCTTTGTTCCCGTTGGCGTTTCAAAGATTCGTGGATGGCCTGCTTATCAGCACTGAGATTCAACCCATCCGAGGGCCATGCTCTGCGTTGTGCTTCCTCCTGTTCAAGCTGCTTCATGCGCAGGTCCGATAACTCCGAAGCGGATAGTTCAATACTCACAACATCCTCATTGGTGAACCAGCCATGGCCGGCAGTTGTCTCGGTGCCTGTCTCTGAGCCATCGGCGCATTGACCTGTGGTTGCATGGGTTGTTGTTCCTGCTGCCGTATCTGTTGCATCAATGCCTTATACGCCTGTGGCTGTAGTTGCTGCAAGAACTTCATGTGGGTGGCCAAGTGTTCATGTATCCGCTGCTTGGCAATCGGGTCCACTGGCTGTCTCGTCATTCCCTGCTTCTGCATCCAGCCCAAGAGCACTTTGATTCTGGTAAGGTGGTCCTCTCCGGGTTTTACCATCGCCGGGAAGCCATCAGTCATAATCACAATCTCCATGGCCTCGTCCTCTGCCTCCGATGCCGCTTTCTGCGCCTGTGGCATCAATAGACGCTTCACAAGCCGAGCATCATCCGCCGTCAGCAAATCCCTAACAAGCTCGTCCTGGTTGACATTAGGAGCACCCTTGAGGGTTTCCAGACGGTTCAAGGCACGCTGAATCTTCTGGGTCTTGTCCCAGTCCTCCGGTGAACCACCGGGCGTTATCAGGTACTCATCATGCAACGCTTGTTCAGGTAACGTCTGCAAATCATCGCTGACGAAGTAGGTCAGTTTCTTGCGCTTGTACTGCAAGCACAGGTTCCAATCAAAGGCCAGCAGCTTGGCCATGCACTTCATGAACAATCCCCCGGCATAGTTCTGCCCTACCTGCGCCAGTGACGAAGCAACCCCCACTTCCTTGGCTGTCCGCTTATCCCCGCTACGGTTGTTCGGTTTCTCAATCCCGATATCCACGCTCTGAGAATCCAACTCCGCTTCTCCCCGAGCAAAGGCTATCTCTTGGTCAAAGCTGATGGCTGGTTGACCGAACTGGATGGGCCGCACATTCCCCGGCATGTACTCTCCCGGTACCATCCGGTAGTTGGCCGGGTTCTGTAACGGCACCTCGCTCGTAAGCATCGGGGTGTTAAAGAATGTCATGGCATCAGCCTTCGCGTTCCACACCTTGCAGGCGTAAATCTCCTTGTCGAAAACCTTCTCAGCCACACCCCGAGGGGAATACCATCCTTCATCCTTACGCTCTGCCGGGAAAGAAAAGAAGCCCTCCGATACCCTACCACCCACTTTGTACGGGACACCAAAGGGCTTCCTAATCTCAACATCCATTGCCACCGGGCAATAGCTGTACACCGTGATTCCACCCATCGTTCTCACGTAGTGCTCCCAGATAATGATTGTGTCTGAGCTATTGCTGTGAGTGATGCCCTCCCGTACTTCCTTGTCCAGTTGTATCTCATCGAAGTCCCGGCCTCGCTGGGTCTTGAGCCGGTCCAGTGCACTCTTGCCGCCCCGTATCAGTTCAATCTTGTTGTGCAACTCCCGGTCATCCATCGGGGTTATCGTCCGGTTGAAGTACCGCCGGTCGCACTTGAACTTGTTAACCGATATCTGCCGCACATGCACCCATTCATCTGCATCACTGAAATCGTTGGCTGAGTCATTCATGATGATGAACAACGGGTCAACCGATTCATGCACAATCTTGTAATCGTCCCACGGGTCAACGTAGGCCTTGATAATCCCCCGCCCACGGAGCCACATGGTATCCACCACCGTGTCCAGGATGTCCAACAGGTTGGACCTGTGCTTAAGCTCGAAATCAAAGAAGTCCGAGGCGCTCTGGGTTGTCTCTGCCAGCTGCTGTCTCATGCTGATGAACGTCCCGAGCTTGGGAGCACCCAACACCTGTGCCAGCGTAAACGCTTTCTTCTGGTTCACCTTCTCATCAATCAGAGCAAGGTGCAGGTCGGCTGCGGTTGGGAAGGGTTTGTGGCGCCGTCGAATGCCATCATGTCGGGCAACGTAGAACCGGCGTTGCTTCGATTCCCATACGTTGCGGTCTGACAGTAGTTGCCATGCTGCGGCGAACAGTTCTCTTGTTTCACTCATAGGCATCCTTCGCTTGCTATCACCACATTCTCCCCTCGTTCCTCACGGCCTCGCTCAACCCATCCCCGCGTATCCTCCTGCCGTGATTGTCCCGCCAGATTGGTACTCTGCTGTTTGGCTCTCCGTGTCATGGCTCCAAAGATAGCATCCGCCTCATGGGGTGAGTCAAACCCGCGCTTTATATACTCGTCCTTTGGTTCAATCTGTGACCTTCCCGAAGGATGCGCCTTGGTCTTACGGGTCAATACCTGATGCCGGAAGTTGTCGTTGTTCGGGACGATGATGTCGCAGTCCTTCATCAGCTTGGCACCGGCCAACCACGCCTCGCTAATGGCGTTCTCATAGTCCGGGTCAACTGCATCCGATTGGCCATACCACTTGTTCACCGGCCACCCCATATCGTGAAGTGTATCACAAACAATCTTACCAAACTCCCCACCACCATCCACCGTTACCTCATCCGTCATCAGTCCAATGTCCCGTTTGAGCTTGGAGGCAATACGGATTATCCACCCTGCCACATTGGACTCTGACGGCTCATAAAACTCTTTCTCAATCCAGACCTTGTTACCGTGCCTAACCGCAAAGCAATTGGTCCTGCCCACATCCACAAAGGCGTGTCTGTCATTGTGTCCCGGCATCCACTCAGGCGCAGAAGCAAGGCACTGGTTAAAGTCCTTGAGACTCATCAAACCGTTTTCAATCTGTGCCGCGAACTCCCCGAAGATGTTCGATTGGATAAACGGATGCTCCTTGCCGTACTTGGCAATCTTCCGGTCAATGTCCCTCTGGTCAATCCAATAACCTGCCGTGGTGAGACAGTCCATTTGACTGAGATGATGATGACGGTAGAACCGGGCAAGTTTCGTTTCGATGTCATAGAATGCTCCCGCTGGCTCCATTGGTGCACCGGCGAACAAACAGTAGTTAGGATTACATCGGTCCTCGATGTCAGCAAAGATACCAGGTTCCACCAAACCAGCTTCGTCGATGATACCCACGAGCGGCCGGTCCTGTGTCTTGTGATAGCCCTGGGCAAATCCTGATGTTGTGCTAAACGGAATGTACCGCTCGACGCCATTGATTTTGATGCACGTATCAAGGAACTGCCACCGGGGGAACTTGGACTCGTACAACTTCAAGGACGGTATCAACTGCGTAGCCACCTGACTCCATTTGCCCGCTGTACTGATTACCTCGGCGTCCAGGATGTCCAGAGCGTAAAGTATCGCTGCGGTGATGACGGTACGAGTCCCTCCTACCTCGTTGGCCTTACGGAACGATACACGGCTCTTGCCTGAGACTGGAAACAAGTCACGGAGGACTGCGGCTTGCTTGGGGTGGAGTTTGAAACCAAGACGGTGCCGAGCGTATCCGTCAGGTGTTCGCAGTTCATCCGACAGCCGGTCGGCTTGGGCTATTTCTGACTTGGAGAGCTTCGCTACGTTCAATAGTGGGGTTTTAGCCCTATTCCGCTAAAGTGTCAATAACAGCCTAAAACTTTAACGTTACGTTTGCCCATTACGGGGTTTTTAGGACTCGGGTGGTATCTTTGCACCCTTCACTTTCAAACGCGCCAATTCAACCGCCAGAGCCTCAATAGGGTTAGTCACGTTCACGTCCATGTCCTGCTTATCTCGCCATTCCTGGGGCTTACGATTCTTGAGCCAGAATATGCACGCTACCTCTGATGGTGCGTAGTGCTTCGTGGTTGGCGTCTCAATAACCTGCCCTTCGTGTGAAGTGAAATGCGTATCAGGATGAGAATAACCAACTGCACGTTGATACAAGGAACGTTCCACTTGTGCATCCAGATTGGCCTTGGCTTCTTTTACGGACTTAAGAAATTCAGGATGTTCGTTCTTCCAAGCGTTTATGGTTACTTCGCTTACCTCGAAGAAATCAGCCAAGTCTCGGTCAGTTGCTCCTAATGTGCAGAGCTTCTTAGCGTCCTTGCAATAGGTCTTACGATAGGCTGTTGGGCGTCCTGCTGGCATGTTGGTTTCTTTTACACTGTGATGGTGAGGGATGCAAATGAAAAAAAGCCCCCGTCCGTTTAAGACGAGGGTTTGAGCTTGGAGGGCTTACCTCACGAGCGGGGGCTAGTGGCACCACTCACTTGCGCGGCCTGCTAGATTCTACTTCCCGTGAGCAGGAAGCTGCAACGCCAGCACGCGCTTTTTGGTGCCTAAATTATCCCTGCATCATCATCGTTTCCACACCGTCAGCATCTGTGACCTCAAGCTCTCCACGAAAAATACGAGATTGAATCTCGCGTTGCGCCAAATCGCGGCGAAATGTTTTGTTGGAAATCGCCGAGATACATCGTTCTATTTGGGAAAGGTTAGTCCTCAAAACAGATGCGGCACCGTAAAGCCCTTGGGTATGGCAGAGGGAGATTGCTTTACGGCACTCTTTCCAGTCTCTTGCCAAGTCGTCTCGCTGTTCAAGGGTGGCTGCGTTTAAAAAGAAGCCGTGGTTTATTTTTGAATTCATATTAGCTCAATTTTGTTTCGGGTCTTAATCCGGTGGTTGCTGGATTGCTTCCACGGTTGGAGTTATCGCACTTCTGTAATACAGAAGCAAGAACTATTTTGAGGATAAAAAAGCCCCTCGGGTTAGGAGGGGCTGAGGGTGGCAGGGTTGCTTACTGCGGGATGGACTGTCGAAGTTCTTCCACGTCATTCGAGAGTTGCTCCACTTTGGACATGAACTCGTCTAGCTTGTCTTGTTGGTTACGAACCTTGCGCAATTCAAAGGCAAGTTCTTTCAATCCTCGCCACGCGTCGATGTAGTTGACCCTCACTTTCCTATCACCAGACTGCACACTAATGTCATGGCCGCACCCGTCACAGATGGCTTTGTATAGCGGTTCCCCTGCTTCATCAATACGACGTTTTAGTTCCTCATCTGCCTTAACAATTAAACGCTCGGTAATCCCGTTAATTTTCTCACTCATAGTTCTCTTTCCTTTCTGTGGTTGGTGGTTACTGTTTGCGGAGGGTGGCGAGGGCTGCTAAAGCGTCCCAGAGTGCAGGAATGCCTTTGATGCAGTCGAAGTCTGGAATGTTGGCCTTAAGACCCTTTGCCGCCTCTGCCACTGCGTTGAGGGCGTCGTATTCGTTTACGGCTTTGACGATGAGGGCGGCGTCTGCTTCGGCGTTACCTCGCTTGCGTGGATTGAGCGAGGTTGAGTCATCATAAATACAGATTGCGCCGTAATGGCCGTTCACTTGGTCAGGCGAGCCTAGTTTGAAACATTGCCCTGATGATGTCTTAACGCGATTAAACGTCCAAGGGCGAGGCGTTGCTTCTGCTTTGGGTTGGTTGGGCATAGGATTGGGTGTGGTTAAAGGTTTCCCCATTGTTCGGCCATTGCTTCGGCAATGCCGACACAGGTTTTAGAACGCACTTTCCATCGGTCTTTTCCGGGGCTGGCATAGTGAACTACTGGTCTGCGGTCGCTAACAAGGTTTGTGGGTTTCAGCTTCGGCAAGCCTCGCAGCCATAGGCAGGTCGCTTTCGTTTCTCCGACCCCGAATTGATAGGGTTGCACAATCTGACTTGGGGCGGCATTAACAATCTCGCGGGCGTATTTGTGCATAATGGAGTTTTCCACGCATACTCTTTGGAGTCTGCAATTCAGAAGCTTTTTGAAAAACAAGGCTCCGTATTCCATGGCTTCCCATCGCTTCGTGTCAATGACAGTCCCTCTTCCACCATACAGCCATCGCACACCTGAATTGCAAAGATACGTGCATGGTGGATTGAATATTCCGATGTCCCATTTCTCGGAGGCAATTAAATCGAAGATTTCAGTAGCTGTCTTGCAGATGACGTGGTTTGGAGAATTGTCATCACTTGGCAACAAGTCGCAACTGGTGGCATCGTGTCCACGCATGGCGAAGGAGCGACGAATCACCCCGCTGAATTCACAACCGATTAGGATGCGCATACTTCGTAAGGGTTAAA